CCCTGAGATAACTGCCCATGGCCCTGATCACGGACATCCAGAAACTGGAGCCCGGCGGCGAGATTCGCCTGTTCGAAATTGACGGCACCGAATACGGCGCCGATTACCTGCGCTTCCACGGTCACGCCATCCCGCATACGGCTGAGGAGTTGCTGGCTTACGAGGGCTCCGAAGAGGACCTGCCCGCCAAGTCAATTATCTGGCAGGGCCAGGAGTACGCGGCCTGGCCGGTGCAGATTGAGGGTATCTCCTCGAGCAGCGACGGCACCGCCTCTCGGCCGACGTTCGCCGCGGGCAACGTGAATGGACGGGTTACAGCTTTGTGCCTGGCCTTCGAGGACATGCTCAAGTTCAAGCTGACTGTTCGCGAGACCCTGGCCCAGTACCTGGACGCGGCAAACTACCCTGACGGTAACCCAACTGCTGACCCGAATCAGGAGGCACTGGAGATCTGGTACATCGACCAGAAAACCAGCGAGGACGGTGAGGTGGTGGTGTGGGAGCTGTCTTCCCCGGGCGAGATCGACAACCACGGGCTTCCAGGGCGCCAAATGACGACGTTCTGCCATTGGGCCATGACCAACGGCTACCGGGGGCCGGACTGCGGCTACACCGGCGCTGCCATGTTCGACGACGAGGACAACCCCACGGATGACCCGGCACTGGACCAGTGCAAGGGCTGCCTATCGTCCTGCAAGCTGCGCTTCGGAGAGAACAACGAACTGTCCTTCGGTGGATTCCCCGCCGTTTCCCTCACTGCCCGGAGCTGACCATGCGCAAACACATCATCGCGGCTATCCAGGTGCACGCGGCGGCCCAGTATCCGAAAGAGTGTTGCGGCCTGCTGCTGGCCATCGGTCGCAAGCAGAAGTATTTACCGTGCCGGAACATTGCTACGGAGCCGAGCGAAGAGTTCCGGCTCGATCCTGAGGACTACGCCGCGGCGGAAGACTTGGGCGAGGTGATCGGCATCGTTCACTCACACCCAGACGCCACCAGCAGGCCGTCACCTCATGACCTGGCCATGTGCGAGGCCACGGCCCTACCCTGGCATATTTTGTCGTGGCCGGAGGGCGACATGCGCACGATCACGCCCACGGGCAGCACGCCGCTGCTCAAGCGCCCGTTTGTGCATGGGGCCTGGGACTGCTGGCAGGTCTGCGCTGACTGGTATCAACGTGAGTGGGGCCTTGAGTTCGAAGCATTCCAGCGCACCGATGGTTGGTGGGAGAGTGCGGAGAACGCCAGCCTGTACGAGCAGCACTACGAGACGGCCGGGTTTGTGCGCGTCGACCGACCACAGCGCGGCGACATGATCGTTATGCAGGTTGGCCGGACAGCTCACCCGAACCACGCTGGCATATACCTTGGCACCGATCCGTCCTTGCCTGGTGAGGATTCAGGTGTTTTCGGCCCGGGACCGTTCCTGCTGCACCACCTGTACGGCAGGCCGTCGGAAATTGTCGTCTTTGGCGGCCCCTGGCATGACCGTACGCGCCTGATCCTCAGGCACAAAGACGCAAAACAACCAACATGACGCGGCAGCGCCGCCCGGTCGCCACTGGCATTCCATCCACGCTGGATGCCCGGACGGGATTTGGGATGTGGAGCCTGGCATGCCAAACTGTCCGGCCTTGGTAGGTGCGGGCGAATTCAGAGAATGATCAGCGTGGAAGAAAAGAAGGCTCAGTGCATTGAGGCAATGGGATTGGAGCTTGGAGCGATGTACAGCGACCTAAATGACCACTTGCTAGAGGTCTTGCTGGCGTGGAGACAGTACGAGCAATTATTCGCGGTAGATGAGGAAACTGTTCAACTACTAAACAAATCAGCTCCTGCATTCTTCGGCGTTGTCCAAGCCCAGCTTTGGGATAGCGTAATGCTTGGAATTTCCAGGCTAACCGATCGCCCTGTGAGTTTCGGGAATAAAACACTGTCCATCCAAGCACTTCCAGAAATGATTGACGATGCGGAAGTTAAGTCAGCAGTAGAAATCGCTATAGCAAAAGCGCTTAGCGATGCCGACTTTGCACGAACTCACCGTAATAAACGAATTGCCCACAATGACCTTGTGCATGTTCAGGACCGGGCTGGTAATGCCTTGCCAGGAGCGAGTCGTGAGAAGATCAGGGCAGGACTAAAATCTATCATCGGAGTTTTGGAGATCCTGAACGGGCATTACAGGGAGTCAACGATGCTGTACGACGACATGATTTCTGATGCTGGTGCTGCACGACTGGTTGCAATACTACGCAAGAGCATGGGGTACGAGACTCTGTAAGCGCCGACTTTGCCGTATATGGGTCAACATTCTTGCATCAGTCCAGCTCAGTGCTACAGTCCCGCCAAACCACAGAGGGAACGACATGCGGATTTTGATAGCGGCGGTAGCGGTGGCGATGCTGGCGGGGTGTGCATCATCGGCGATTTCGGTGAGGGATGCGAAAGCGGTGCCGTCAGATGAGCTGTACGCCTTCCAGTCCAAGCCGTCCGGCGAAAGCGGGAAGATCACGGTTGTCCGTGACTCCGGCGCGGTCGGTTCAGGCTGCGATATCGTCGTCTATGTGGATGGACGCAAGGCCGCGAAAATAGGTACAGGCCAGCGAGCTACCTTCTACCTGCCACCAGGCTCCCCGAATATCGGCGCCGGTCTCGTCGGTTCAGGCCTGTGTGCCGGGGCTGCAATCCGCACCATCGCAGCGACGGTGCAGTCCGGTAAAGAAAGCCTATACCGCATTAGCGGGGATATGGCCGGGTTCTACATTGGCCCCTATGTCGACTACAACTGAACCTAGAAAGCCATGAAACCGCCTACGGGCGGTTTTTTATTGTCCGGAGAAAGTGATGCAGGCATCAGCGATCAACTATCAACCTATGACCACGATTCGTTTACATGGGCAGTTACGCCAGTTTGGGAAATCGTTCAGGTTGTCGGTGAAGTCGCCGGCAGAGGCCATTAAGGCGCTTTGCGTCCAGATCCCTGGGTTCGAGCGGTTTCTGTCTAACGCCAAGTCTCGCGGGCTTGAGTTCGCGGTGTTTCGCGACAAGCGCAACATCGGTGAAAAGGAGCTGAACTACAGCGGAGCCGGCGACATTCGTATTGCTCCCGTGGTGGTGGGAAGCAAGCGTGGCGGCATCCTTCAGACAATCGTTGGCGCGATACTGATCGTAGTGGGCGTCATCTTTTCCGCGACCCCCTTCGGCACGCCGCTTATTGGCGCCGGCATCGGCCTTGTCGCCGGCGGCGTTATCCAGATGCTCAGCCCGCAGGCTGGCGGCCTCAAGACCAGCGCGGCGCCCGAAAACACCCCCGGCTACGCCTTCGGTAGCGCCAAGAACACCACGGCCTCCGGCAATCCTGTCTCGCTGTGTGCAGGCTGCCGGCGATGGGGTGGTGCGATCATAAGTGCCGCCATTTACGCCGAAGACCAGATGTAGCCAACAGCCGAAAAACTGAAGCCGCCCAAGAGGCGGTTTTTTTATGCCTGGAGAAAAGCATGGGCGCAGCACGCAAGATCGATGTTTCTGGCGCCAAGGGCGGTTCCGAGAAGCCTAAAACTCCAACCGAGGCACCAGACAGCCTGCGTTCCGTCGCCATTGCGAAAATGCTTATTGCTGTGGGAGAGGGCGAGTTTGATGGTGCTCCTACCGCCAAGGACATCTTTCTCGACAACACGCCGCTGCAAGACCCGCAGGGGAACATGAACTTCCCGAACGTGAAATGGGAGTGGCGCAGCGGGACTGTGGACCAGCCCTATATTCAGGGCATCCCATCAGTCGAGAATGAAACAACCATCAGCACCGAGCTGCGCAGCGGCACGCCGTGGGTTCGCGCGATCACCAATACCCAGCTCTCGGCTGTGCGCGTGCGCTTTGCATGGCCTGCGCTTCAATCGGTGTACTCGGGCGGCAACATCAACGGTTACGCGATCGGCTATAAGGTCGAGCTGGCAACGGATGGGGGGACTTACCAGGAGGTTTTGAACGAGGCAGTGTCCGGCAAGACCACCAGCCTGTACGAGCGAACCCGCCGCATCAATCTGCCGCGCGCGATAACCGGGTGGCTGCTTCGCATCACTCGACTGACTGCAAACCAGAACAACAATAAAATCTCCGACACCATGCAGATTGCCGGCTTCACCGAGGTGATCGACGCGAAGATTCGGTACCCGAACACCGCGCTGCTTTACATCGAGTTTTCTGCTGAGCAGTTCCGCAGCATCCCCGCGGTGACGATCGAATGTGATGGTCGGAAATGGCTGGTGCCGAGCAACTACGACACCAGGTCGCGCACCTATACGGGCGTCTGGGACGGTACGTTCAAAGAGGCCTGGACCGACAACCCTGTTTGGCACACTTATGGCATCACCACGAACGACCGTTTCGGCCTGGGTCGTCGCATCAAGCCGTGGATGGTGGACAAGTGGGAGCTGTACCGCATCTCGCAGTACTGCGACCAGCTGGTGCCGGACGGGAAGGGCGGCCAGGAGCCTCGCTTCATTTGCAACCTGAACCTGCAGAGCAAGGCTGACGCCTGGTCGCTGCTGCGCGATATCTCGGCGATTTACCGGGGCATGACCTACTGGGCCCAGGGCCAGGTATTCACGCTGGCGGATATGCCGCGCGCTACCGACTTCGACTTTGCCTACACCCGGGCGAATGTCATCGATGGCAAGTTCACCTACTCGAGCACATCGGAGCGCACCCGCTACACGCGGGCGCTGATCAGCTACGACAACCCAGGGAACAACTTCGACACCGACGTCACAGCTGTGACCGATGCCAAGCTCCAGCGGCGTTATGGCGACAATCCGCTCGAAATCAGCGCCATCGGCTGCACCCGTGAATCAGAGGCACAGCGCCGCGGTAAATGGGCGCTGCTCACCAACTCCAAGGATCGGGCCGTTACCTTCAAGGTCGGCCTCGACGGGCGCATCCCGCTGCCTGGCTACGTGATCCCCATCGCGGACGAACTCCTGGCCGGTCGGCCGGTGGGCGGGCGTATCTCGGCGGTGAACGGCAAGGTCATCACCCTGGACCGCGACACCCAGGCCAAGCCCGGCGACAGGCTGATCCTCAACCTGCCTGACGGAAAGTGCGAGGGCCGCACCGTGCAACTGGTCAGCGGCCGGCAGATCACTGTGACCGTTGCTTACTCCGTTGCGCCTGAGCGCGAGTTGGTGTGGGCGGTGGATGCTGAAGATCTTGCCATCCCGCTCTATCGCGTGGTGAGCGTGGCGCGCCCGGAGCCAGGTGTTTTCGAAATTTCGGCCGTCCAGTACGACCCGGGCAAGTTCGATCACATCGACACCGGCGCCAGGCTGGAAGAGCGGCCAATCAGTGTTGTGCCGATAACCGTTGTTCCCGCTCCCGCGAGCGTCGACATCACGTCGAACTACTCCGTGGATCAGGGCCTGGCGATCAGCACCATGAACATTTCGTGGCCTGCTGTGAACGGCGCGGTCGCGTATGACGTGGAGTGGCGCAAGGACAGCGGCAACTGGATCAAGCTGCAGCGCACCGGCGCAACAAGCGTTGACGTCACCGGCATTTACTCGGGCGCCTACCTGGCCCGGGTTCGCTCGGTGAGCGCCTTCGAGATCTCTTCGATCTGGAAGAGTTCTAACCTGACTAACCTGGAAGGGAAGGTCGGCTTGCCGCCGGCGGTGTCGTTTCTATCTACCACCAGCGAACTGTTCGGCATTGGCATTCGCTGGGGCTTCCCGGCTGGGGCCGAGGATACCCAGCGCACCGAGTTGTGGTATGGCCAGGCCAATGACTTATCGGCGGCGACCAAGCTCGCCGACCTGGCGCACCCCCAGGCGGATTACAGCATGCAGGCCCTACAGGCAGGCGCGCAGTTCTTCTTCTGGGCGCGCCTGGTGGACCGCACCGGCAACGTCGGCCCGTTCTATCCGGTCGGCAACGGTGTGATGGGCATGGCGAGCGCAGATGCGGCGCCGGTGTTGGATCTGATCGCCGGGCAGATCGGGCGCACGGAGCTTGGTCAGGACATCGTCGACGAGATCGACAAAATCCCAGGGCTGCAGGCTCAGATTGATGCGCTCGATGGGCTGTCGGCCTACGACCCAGAGTCGGTTTACCTCGAGGGCGACCTGGTGGTGGTTGGAAAGCGGATCTACCAGGCCACTCAGTTGGTACCGGTAGATACCTCGCCGCCGAACGCCGCTTATTGGGTGGACGTGGGCCAGGTCCTGGTCACGGCCAACGGGCTGGCGCGTCAGGTAGATCTCAACACCACCAGCATCACCGAGTTGGATGGCGTGGTCACGGCCCAGGCGTCGAGCCTTCAGGCATTGCAGTCCGCGTACCGGGACGACACCGGCGAGGGCGACCTTGCCGATGCGCTCCAGGGCTACAACGCCTCGGCGAGTTTCGCGCAGGAAGTGAAGACGCGCGCCTCGCAGAACGCGGCCATGGTGCAGCGGCAGACCGAACTCACCGCGGAGGTGGGAGAAGTCAGCGGCTCTGTGACCGAACTCGAAAGCGTGGTGGTAACCGACCGCGAGGCCACTTCGCAGGCGATCCAGCAGGTCAGGGCGGAAATCGGCGAGACCTCGGCGGCTGTTCAGGTCGTGAGCCAGGCCCAGGCCGACACCGATGGCAAGTTCTCCACGATGTACTCCGTGAAGATGCAGGTGAATGCCGACGGCCAGTTGGTTGCGGCCGGCTTTGGCCTGGGTATCGAGCAGGACGAAGAGGGCGTGCTGCAAAGCCAGTTCTTGGTAAGCGCCGATCGTTTCGCCATTGTCAGCACACTCGCCGGCGGTCAGGTGTTCACGCCGTTCACGGTGGACAACGGGCAGGTCTTCATGCGCTCGGCCTTCATCCAGGACGGCAGCATCACCATGCTGAAGATTGGCCAGGCGCTGCAATCGGACAACTACGTCGCTGGTGTGCAGGGGTGGCGCCTGGATAAGGCCGGCAACTTGGAGTTCAACGGTCCAGCACCTGGCGGCGGCCGCCTGACGATGACCAATAGGGCGATCAAGGTCTACGACGAAAACGGCGTTAAGAGGGTTCAGCTTGGAGATCTGACGGCATGAGCTTTGGGATGAGAATTTGGGGGCCTACGGGCTTCCTTGAAATGGATGAAAACTCTTTCTCCGTTAGGATTGTGTATTCCACGGTCGTACAGAAGGTGGCGGGCGAGAATAGAACTAGATGGATATCCATTCCTGGGGTATCACCCGCGACACACTCAGCTGTTTGTTTTCCAGTAGCAGCTTATGACACTAGCGCCCAAAATATCGCGTCTATTCAATACATACCTATCGTCAGCGAGGGAGGGCTGACTTTGTATTTCGGTCAGCCGGGAACAAGAGAGGGAGCCCCTCTAGGTATTGGCCCCCAAAGACTTGTTGTTACGAGGTATCGCTGATGTCTTTTGGGCTGACCTTTGTAAACAATAATGACGTGGTTACGCTGGACTCTGAGTTTGCAAGGCTTGTAGTCCTTCATAAGGGGAACTGGACCAATGGCGGGGGTGGTGCAGGAATATCATTTCCTTCGGTGATTACCTCATCTGAGCCGCCTCTAGTGTTTGTCAGGCCTAGCTCGTCTTGCACGATGTGTTTTTGTCTTATCAACGGATCGCCAGGTGCTTGGACAGGGTTTTCTTTCAGGGGGATCGCAGGCCAGGCATATTCTGGTACTTACTTCGCAGCCGCCTTCAAGGCCTCACCTGTCGGAACGTTCGGTTTAAGGCTATGGGATGGCGCTTCGACGCTGCTGTTTGATAGCTCTAACCCCTGTGCCCAGTTTACAAAAACAGTTACATCTTGGGCTTACCTAGGGGCGGAAAATACTGGGCAGGGAGTTCTTAGGCTCAGTTGGACTGCCAATACTCCGCTTAATACGGGCGAGTATATGTTGATTAACAACATCGCAATGGACGTCGCTGGCAGTACCTCTCGGCAAGGTAATCAATATGCCGTCTGGGACTATGGAAATAACCGATTGGTTATGCAAGTGATCGGTGTTGATATACAAACAACTTTATATACGCCAGTTGTCTGGGCCAAACCAATTTCCTAGGGGTATTACATGACTTGGTACAAAACAGGCACAGTTGCTGTGACACCTGGTAGCAACGCCGTGCTCGGAACGGGGACGTCGTTCATCGCGAACGCTCGCGTTGGCGATGCATTCCGCGGGCCTGATGGTGAGTGGTACGAAGTCACCAACATTGCCAGCGACACAGCGGTATCCATCGCGCCCAACTACCAAGGCGTGGCCGAGGTCGCTGGCGGTTACTCGCTGGCGCCGATGCAGGGCTACGTCAAAGATTCAGCTGACGCTCTGCGGGCAGCCACACAGGTGATCGCCAGCGGCGTTGCTGACATGCAGGAGCAAGTGGCGGCTGCGACCGAAGCGGCAACGTCTGCCGGCCGGTCCAAGACCGCTGCAACTGAGCAGGCCGGCATCGCAACCGCTGCCGCGGAAGCATCCACTGACAACAAGGACGCTGCTCAACTGGCCGCTCAGCAAAGCCAGGGCTCGGCACAGACATCTGGTGCGGCGGCTGAACGATCGGAAACAGCCAGGGATTCGATTATTCAATCCGAACAGGCAGCCGCGGCCTCAGCAGCAGCAGCGGCTGATTCTGCTGAGCAGGCGGAAGCTGTTACGGTGGGCAAGGCTGTCAGCGGTGATAACAACGACATCACTTCGCTACTCGCACTCACGGCTGATGGCTTTGATCGACTGCGACAGGGTATTCCACCGATGGTCGGTGCAACTCCGACTGTTGCAGGTAGGAAGGGACTTGCACCAGAACCAGCACCTGGTGATCAAGATCGATTTCTGACGGGGGCAGGTGTTTACAAAGAGGTTGGCGGAGGAATGCCAGTTGGCTCTATTCAGCCTTGGGGCGTATCTCGCGCCACACTGCCTGCTGGATGGATTGCGCGTGATGGACAGCTTCTCAGTCGGGCAGATTGGCCAGATCTTTGGGCCCTGGTATCAGCAAGCGCCGTGACCGACGCGGTGTGGCTCGCATCGCCTCACGCCTCGCGTGGCAAGTACTCAACCGGCGACGGATCGACCACGTTCCGTATGCCTGATACCAACGGCAAACACTCTGACGGCAACACCATTGCGGCGATGGTGCTGCGGGGAGACGGCAAGAACTCCGCAGGTACCGCAGGCCTACATCAACAAGATCAGTTCCAGCGGTGGACGTTTATATCTCCGACTTCACCTACCTACAAACTCAGCCAACTGACTAATGCCTATCCTAACGGTGGTAATTCCGGAACCCCTTACAAGGGCGTGTATATGGCGGCATCTCCCATTGGGGATATGCTCGCTATAGTTCCTGGGGATGACGGAGTTGGCGGCACTCCGCGTATGGGCACTGAAACTCGCATGTCCAACGAGACCGTTACCTGGTGTACGGTTGGTGCAGGCAGGGCTACTAACCCTGGCTCTGTAGACGTGACAGCGCTGGCGACTTCTGTTTCTACGCAGGCGAGTCAGATCGCAACTCTTGATGCAGCATTGGTTTTTACTTATGTCTACCCAAACGGAGGCACTGAGGCTGCACCTGCAAGTGTTTCAGTGAACACGCGGTATAGTTTTTCAAATCCATATCCGGGCAAACAGGTCATTCTCCGTGCACAGATTCAAGTTGCAGGTGTTTGGGAGGAAACCGGTTGGCTGGCGGCTCCCTCGAGCGCTTCCGACACCTATGGCTGCAAGGCAACGCTGCAAGGCACTGACAGCATCGTGGTGCAAACAGGCGGTGCTGGTCTTGCCGTCGGCGGTAACTATGATGGTGGCTCCCGGGCACGAGGCACCGCAACAATCTCTACCGCTTGCCCATGCCGGGTAGCTGTATGGAGGGTAAAAGGGTGAAAATTTTTGCTGTCGTTGGTGAAAATCAGCAGATTGTTGATGAGACAGGTGTGGGTGCTCCAGAAGGGTGGATTCAGATGCTTTCTGAGCGCCCCGCTGACAAAAGTGCGCTGCTTTACACGGCTACGTCTAAAGGTACTTGGGAAATTACCCAATCCACCTTAGATGCTGTCCAGGCGCCCATTGAGGATGCTTGGCGTGAAGAACAGATGCTTCGGGTAGCTAACCAGCTTTTGATGCTAGAGGACGAGGACCCGGGCGCAGAAGAGGGCACTGATCGTCAGTGGCGTAATTATCGAATTGAGCTGCGAAAATGGACCGACTCGCACTCTGATTTCCCGGATACCAGCAAGCGCCCGACCGCTCCCGTCTGAGCAGCATTCGAAACCGACACCCGCCATGAGCGGGTATTTTTTTGCTTGGAGAAAATATGAGTGCAACCGAGAAAGACCGTGACGTACTGGCCCGCACGCTCTGGGGCGAGGCTCGTGGCGAAGGTTTGGCAGGGCAGGTCGCCGTCGCCTGGACCATCCGCAACCGGGTATTCGACGGAAAGCCGAGGTCTTGGTGGGGTGAAGGCTATGCCGGGGTATGTCTGAAACCGTGGCAGTTCAGTTGCTGGAGCCAGAACGACCCGAATTACGCCTATCTGAGCGGCGCGAAGCCGATCCCCGCTGCGCAGTTCGCCCAGGCGCAGCGAGTTGCCGACCAAGTTATTTCTGGCTCGGTACCGGATCCAACTGGCGGAGCCACGCACTACTACGCAACTACGATGCCCAAGGCCCCGTCCTGGGCGGCGAAGGCTAGGCAGACGCTGCGCCTCGGGCACCACGTCTTCTTCAAGGATGTGCCGTGATGACGCCCGTGCAGAAGTTGGCCGGGCTTGTGCTGCTGATCCTGGTGCTGGTGGTCGGTGCGGCCGGCCTGACTTGGCAAGTCCAAGACTGGCGCACGGGCAAGAAGCTCGCCGAGCAGGAGGGCCTGCACAAGGAAGACTTGGCAGCTATCAGCAATGCCGCCTCTGCCCAGGCCCGCGCCGAGCAGGACAAGCGCCTGGCCACCGAGCAGCAGCTCGCCAGCCAAGACCAGCAACATATCAAGGAATTATCCGATGCCCAACGTGATCAGGCTCGCCTGCGCGATCGTCTTGCCACTGCTGATGTACGGCTGTCAGTCCTCCTCAAGGATCCAGCCAGTGGCTGCAACGTGCCTGCCGCCCCCGGCACCGTCGGCGTGGTTCATGCAGCCCGTCGAGCCCAACTTGACCCAGCGCATGCTCAAAGAATTATCGCCATCACCGACGCCGGCGACCAAGGACTGATTGCGTTGCGGGCATGCCAGGCGTACGTCAGGGCCGTGGCCCCCTGAGTAAGTTCAACTCGAGCAATGTAGTCCGCAGTATTGAATCGGCTATCCTTTAT